ATTTACACTAATTCAGATTAGTGTTAGGAGATGACAGTGAGTCCGTCCGCATTGTTAAAGGTTGTGAACTCTGCAAGATTTACTGAAGTTTCCAAGTTCGTCTGCTTACTAAATTTCCTTGCACTTCCAGTGCGACCTATGGTCGGACAAGCTATTAGCTGCATACTCGCTGTATTGGTGATAGAAAGAGGTGGGTCGCCTTCCTTGGTGTACGTGTTAACGTAGATACCTGCCTTACCGCCGTTTTCAAGAGTACCACCGAGAATACGATTGAACTGCCCTTGACGACTCAGGAAGACTACAGTGCCTTCATCAAGTACGCGAGTAGGCACAGACTTACCCTCGTTGTCAGTAAGCTCCACATAGTCATCAACCAAGACGAACTTAGGTAGGAATCTACGAGTCATTACCTCGTTAACTTGGTCGATGCTAGGAGTACCAGTAATGACATTACCGATAACGTTAGCAGCAACTATAGCCTCCTTAACAGACTTACAACGAAGCAGGTTTAGAAGTAAACGTTCAGAGATAGCGATTTCATCGGCAGGGAAGCCATTGACCCACTTGTAGTTGGAGTGCATATCTACAAGGTCTTGCAAGGGGTCAGCAGTTTCGTGCTGAGTCCAATCGCGTTTGAGAGAGTCAGCAGTTTCAGTTCCGTTGTAGTCCGTTTGGTATACAGGATAAGGGAACATATTTCTGCGAACGGGCATAGCCTTACGCCAATCTAACGAAACGTTCAAACCTGTACGACGGTCGGTATATGCCATCTTACCAGTCTGAAGAGTTTGCCAAGCCAAATAATCAATCAAGTTGATGTGACCACGTACCAAGGAAGCCACAGAACCGAAAATGACCTTAGCCAATTCGTTATCTTGACCCAACTGTACTTTACCTTCAGACACTTGGATGTTCTGAATGGTGATGTTGCGAAGTTTAGCGATTTCGCTGACTTCTTGCATTCTCCACTGCGTATCTTCATCCCAGTGATATGAAATCGCTGCTTTAAAGTTACGAGCTTGGATGCGAGAGAAGTCACCTTTTTTCGCTTCAGGATAATTTTGACCAGTAGCAACTAACGATGCAATAGGGTCAACGGTTGTACCGATGTAAGCAAGCCAGTCACGACCTGTCTTTTCAATCAAAGGGACATAAGTGTTGAGAACTTTGCTGCGTTCTTTGGTCTGACGAAGGGTATTGTTGATAACCAAGTCAGCCGCCTTAGCAGCACGAGCTTCTTTTAAGAAAGCTTCAATAGGGGACGTTGTTGCCATTTTTTTTTATATTTCTCCGTTATTTGTTGAAGTATGGCTTAATATGCAAGTGCAAACCAAACAAACGCTTCAATTGGCGGTCAATGTAGGGAAGATTGTTCTGATAAATACCAGCAATCTCAGAAATGACGGCAAAGTGACGAACAGGTTCGTTAGTGAGGTCTACAGGGTCAGGGTACAAACCAAGAACTTCTTCGACATTGATACCAACAATAGAGTTGATAGGCAAAGCTTGAGCAGCGTTAGCAGCCAAAGTTACCGAGCGAACACCAGTGGTAACATTCTCAGCACCAATTGCAAGGATAGTACCTAGAGGAGTGAGGTTGTCGCCTAAGTAACCAGCTTCAGTAGTTTCGACAACAACTTGACCAGCAGCACCAGAGGTAGTGAAATACACATCGTAGCTATCGTTAGCGTAGATGGTCGCAACAGCAGTGGAACCAACTTGAGCGAAGGTAATACCAGCAGTCAATAGAGCAGCAGCATTAGCAGTTGCGAAATCAGCAGCAGCACCAGCACCAGTTTGAGTAGCTCCTACGGTCGCCGAGTAAGTTACACCAGCGATTTTTGCAGTGATAATGTCACCAGTTGCAAACGTACCGATAAACTTAACTCTAGCGTAGCAATGCTTAGCGTAGAGTACGTCACCGACCTTGAATTGAGCGCAAGGGCTTTTCAATTGAATAGTAGGAGAGTTAGTGGCAGTAGCAGCGTTTAAACGTGTGCGAGGGAGAAAACGAGCAACTCTTTCACCAGAAGTGCCAGTAGTAGCAATAAAACTACCTTCAGGAATTGAAGCGACACCTAAAGAGTCGAGTTGAACGTCGGCGCTCTTAATTTCAACACCGTCAATTGCAACTTTCTTAGCTGCGGCGTTAAAAATAATTGCCTTACCGTTACGGATAAATTTTTGAGTTGTTAAATACATTATGTTTTATGCTCCTTATAGTA